CGTAAACACACAAGATTCACTCAAGTTTATCAACGCCTATTTTTATACTCTATTTTTAGAGGTAATAGAAAATATATATAAAATAGAAAATATAATATACTATTTATATATATAAAAGAAATAGAGCTAAAAATAGGCGGGATTTTCAAGGCTACTGAACCAACATTGGGAAAAGGTTTCGTTTTCTCACTTTTTCACCAATGAATCTTCACCATCATTTTCGTGCACTTGAGTGTGATTATGAGACTATTTTACCTATTTTTGCATTACTCGCGGGAGTAGTATCAAGCAATTTTTCGCATTTCCGCCTATTTTTCGGGGTGAGTGGATAACCCCCAGAGGTAATATCAAGAAAAAGCCTCCCTCAAAAGTCAAGGAAAAGGGCTCAACCCCTCAAGGGAAAACAGAAAATAGTCGTGTACTTGTATGTAATTATGAGGGCTTGAGTGTATTTCCACATATTCGATACGCCGCCATAATCGCGTGGTTCAAGACACGATTACGGCGTTATAATCGTGAAAGCGTAGACACGAACACCCACATGTTTTTCGGTAAAATCGGCTTCGCCGGGTATAGGGCGTGCCCCCTGGGCTCGAATTTCTATTTATTTTGAGGGTAAAACTCAAGAAAAATCGTGAAAAATACACAAGCCTTGTTTATTTTGGGAGTAAATGCTTTACTTTTCCGAATACTTATAGTAATATAGGCGTGAACGGGAAGACCGTTGTATCTACAAAGAGAGGAGGGTGTACATGGCAAAAAAGCAAATCATCATCGACGCACCAAAAAAACCTGTTGTACGGTACATCCTCAAGGATGAGCGACACCTGGAGCTGGACTTGAGAGGCATCAGAAATCCACACAACCCTTTCAATGGACGGTTGAATCCCTCAAAAGGGATGAAGCGGAAATTCATGAGTCCGGAACATCTGCAGTGTATGGTCAACGAGTACTTTGAGAGCTGCAATGGGCCTTTGATTGACAAGTGGGGTCAACTTGTGTATGATAAACAAGGAAATCTTGTAAAAGTTCAAGTTCAACCTTACACGGTGTCAGGCTTGAGCTTGTACTTGGGAGTATCAACGACTACCTTGAAGAAATACCAAGACGGGTTCATTGATGAAGTATTGGATGAGATGAAAGCTGAGACAGATGACAAGTTGACATTCTCTCGTGTTATACTGAAAGCAAAACAGACCATTGAAGCCTATGCTGAAAAACGATTGTATGACAAAGATGGTCAGAGGGGTGCTCAATTTGTTCTTGACTGTTGCTACAATTGGGTTGGGCACAAGGAACAGGCTGATATCAAGAAAGCCAAAGCCGATTCTCAGCTGCGTCGGGATGAGTTTGAGCTCAAGCGCAGACTGATTGATGAGGGTAATGAAGATGACAACCTGACCATCAATATTGTGCGAGGAAGGAGGGACACTGATGAAAGTTGAAAACTTTGTGGTAACTCCTTCTGATGTTGTTCGGTTCAACAAGACTCAGCTGAAACGGGCCAAGACCAATCTGGTCAATGCCCAGAAGCGTGGGGACAAAAGAGCTGTGGCAAATATCCAGCGCAAGATGACCATCTATCAGTACACTGTTGATATGGCTCAACAGTACATCTCTGAGGGTGAGTACATCAACAAGCAAATCGCTGAGGCGGGTGACTGACCATGGTAGTTGACAAAGAAGTCAACCCCCGGTTTGAGTCTTTCCTGTTCGATTGGGATTACAAGACATACTTGCTTGTGGGCGGGTATGGCTCCAGTAAATCCTACCACATTGCACTCAAAATCATTCTCAAGTGTCTGCAAGAGAAGCGTAAAGTTCTGGTTGTGCGTGAGGTATTCGATACCATCCGAGATAGCTGCTATGACTTGCTTGTTGAGATCTTGGAAGAACTGGACTTGATTGGTATGGGTAAAAATAAAGTGCGCTGCACCACAAGTCCGATGACCATCAAATTCCCTAATGGCTCCAAGATTATTTTCAAGGGTATGGACAAGCCCACAAAGCTCAAATCCATCAACGGTGTTTCCATCGTATGGTTGGAGGAATGCAGCGAAATCAAGTATGCCGGTTACAAGGAACTGCTTGGCCGTCTGCGTCATCCCACACTCAGCCTTCACTTCATTCTCTCCACCAATCCTGTGGGCACAGAGAACTGGGTATACCAGCATTTCTTCAAAAGAATCGATGAGGACGGAAATGAGCATGTGACCTTGGACGACAACCTGCTGTATCAGCGCAGAACAATCGTCAAACACGGGGTTTACTACCACCACAGCGTTGCTGATGACAATCTATTCCTGCCTCAGTCCTACATTGAGACTCTGGACCAGATGAAGGAATATGACCCTGATCTGTACAGAGTTGCCCGCTTGGGCCGTTTCGGTTTGAATGGTAAAAAGGTGCTGCCCCAGTTTGAGGTGGCCAAGAGCCACAACGAGGTGCTCAGGGCTGTGCAGTCTATCCCGGCCAAGTTTCGGTTTGTGGGTATGGACTTTGGTTTTGAAGAATCCTACAATGCTGTTGTACGGTTGGCTGTTGATGACAAGAACAAATACCTGTACATTTATTGGGAATACTACAAGAACGGTATGACCGATGACAAGACAGCCAAAGAGCTGGCCAAGGAAGGCCTGGACCATGAGCAGATTGTGGCAGACTGTGAAGACCCCAAGGCAATTGCTTTTTATCGCCAGAACGGTTTCAGGATGCGTGGTTGCCACAAATTCCCTGGCTCCAGACTGGCGAACACCAGAAAAGTCAAGAGATTCCACAAGATTATCTGTTCTCCCAATTGTCCCAATACAATCCGGGAGCTGTCCACACTCATCTATGCCAAAGATAAGCAGGATAATCCCATCTATGATCAGTTCAATATCGACCCACATACATTCTCTGCAATCTGGTACGCCTTGGACAACTATGAGGTGGCCGATGTGAAAGAGATCCCCAGAAACAGCAGGAGGGGAGCAGCGTGAGCAAAGGAAAGAATCTGATGACCAAAACCCGGCTGATGCAAATCACTCGGTTCATCTTCGTCACAACGCAAATCTCAGCCCTGATTTGGGTATTCGCCAGCTATGGCATAGCAATCTATGCCACAGTCAAGCTGGGGCAAGTCTACACCATGGCAGAGCTTTCTGAACCCGCAATTCGCACAATTCTGGGGGTGGGTTTTCTGAAGGTTTTGGAGAATATTTTTGAGCACAACGACGGAGTTGTGTTTGGAAAAAGCAAAGGGGGTGAAGCAGATGGACAAGGTGATTAAGCGGTTGACCGATCTTCTGTCGGTGAAGTCTTTGGTGACGCTGTGTCTGACGGTTGTTTTTGCAATCATGGCACTGAACGGGACCATCAGCCAGGAATTTATGACCGTCTATGCTGTTGTCATTGCGTTTTACTTTGGTACTCAGAGCCAGAAGCAGCAGAACGCAATTGATGCAAACTCTGGCAAGGAATGAGGCCCCATGCCCCCTGTTTGGGGTGTGAATCCCGTTCTGAGCTCTGCCATGGGAGTTGTACAGCATACAAGACTTTCAAGGCAGAGCTTGAGCGGGTAAAGGCTGAAGAACGCAAAGTACATCCTGCAGACGCATATGAGTCAGAACAAATTTGGAAACGCAACTTGATAAGTGAAAAATGCAACAGAAAACGATTTTGAAAGGGGTGAGAACATGGCTGACAAATTACAAGCAACGGTTGATGTAACAAGGCTTTTGAACATTCCTACCAGCATTATCAAGGCTGAGTTGGAGGGCTTGTATGGCACAAATGTCCTGGAGGATATGTATGAAGTTATCCGGCTGTATAATGTGTATGAGCACGGTGCTCCCTATGTTCAGGAGGGCCAGCTGGACTACACGCCTGCAGACCTGAGATACAAGACGACCCGCTCTCTGCTGGACAAAGAAGTGCGCTTTTTGTTCTCCAAATCCCCCGACTTTTATGTGGATGTAGACCTGGGTGGGAACAAAGCGGAGCGGGAAGCAGCCAAAGATGCGGGAACCATTTACCAGACTTTGATTGACAATGTTCTGGAGGAAAACGGCTTCAAAAATGCTCTGCTCAAAGCTGCCAAGGATTGCTTCATCAGCAAAAGAGTGGCCCTCATGTTCAACATCAACGAGGACAGCGGCATTCAGGTCAGCTTCCTTCCCAGCCTTGAGTTTGTGTACGATGTTGATCCTAACAACGCCAACATTCTGACCAAGATTGTGGCATTTTATGGGTTGAATGACGAGAAAGCCAAGGTTGACCAACGCATTTACAAGAAGAAGTATTGGATGCAGAATGGCCTGTGCTACTACTCTGAGAATGTGTACAACGGTATGGGCCAGCTGGTTGAGGAAATCCAGCCTGATACACAGACCCGGTTTTCCTTCATCCCTGCTTGGGTCATTGTAAACGATGGCCTGACGGGTGACCTGATTGGAGTGTCTGAAATCTCTCAGCTGGAGGATTATGAAAGCTGGTACAGCCGTTTGGCCGCAGCCGATATGGATGCAGAGCGCAAAGGTATGAATCCGATCCGCTATACTGTGGATGCCTCTCCTGAGTCCACCAAGGGATTGTCTATTTCCGCAGGTGCTTTTTGGGATTTGTCTTCAGACCAGAATCAGGCTGTTGACCGCTCTGCTCAGGTGGGTGTGTTGGATTCTCCTATGAGTTATTCCACCCCACTGGGAACCACACTTGACAGAATCAAGAACACAATGTATGAGCAGTGCGCTGTTCCCAATGTATCTCCTGAAGCTCTGAAAGGTGTTGTGTCCTCTGGAAAGACCCTGAAGGCCATTTACTGGGATTTGATTGTCCGCTGCGACGAGAAGATGCTTGCCTGGAGGCCCGCACTTCAGTTCCTTGGTAGATGTATCATTGAGGGTGTACGGCTGTACCCCAAGGCTGGGCAGTTTTACATTGACGAGGCCCTGCCTGATGTTGGGTACACTATCCGGGTTGATAACCAGTATTCTCTGCCTGAGGATGAGCAGGAGGAGAAGCAGACCGACTTGGCTGAGGTCACCGCGCAGACTATGAGCCGCAAATCTTACATGAAGAAGTGGCGCAACCTGACCGATGATGAGGCTGAGGAGGAATTGAGACAGATTGCTCTTGAGCGTCAAATCCTTGAAGATTCTTTTATGGAGCTGGATGAAGGGGAGGAAGGAGGAGAGAACATCAATGTTCAGGACGAGGAGGATGTGAATAACAATGCTCCAGAGAATTGAATCCAAACTGGTTTTGTCGGTGCGAAAAGGCAGGAACGGTGAGCTGGTTGACTTTTCCAATGCGAAAAACTTCTTGTTCTGTGTGAAACAGCAGTATGGTGTGTATCTGGAATTCCCGGCACAGTATGTGAATGGGAAGCTTTTAGTCACCATACCATATAAAGATGCAATGAAGCTGACCACATCTCCGACTAAAGGGCAACTTTGTTGGACAGATGAGTATGGCAATAAAAAAGCATCTTTAGCCGCGCCTCTGTGCGTAGGAGAATTGTTGAGGGAGGCTGGCTATGAGTAACTGTATTGATCACAGTTGTCCGGAGGAATATATCCTTATTGTAGAACCTGCCATTACAGTGAATGTTGGTGGAGACATCTATACAGGAGATTATATCGTTGACCCGGACTTCAGCGGAAAGACCCTTGAAACAAAAGGGAAAACCATGGGTGAAGACGTTACTGTCAAGCCCATAGAAGTGACACGCGTAAGCAACCCCAGCGGAGGCACAACAGTATACATTGGAGGTACAATAAATGGCTGACAAGTACAACAGCAAAGTGGTCCTGGCATCTGGAGAAGTCCTGATGGATTTGACCGGGGATGACATTACCGCTGCTGACCTTGCGAAAGGCAAGAAAGCTCATGACAAAACTGGTGCTCCGATTGTGGGTACAAGCACAAAGGATGCTGATACCAGTGATGCCAATGCGGGAGCAGCAGAAATTCTGCTCGGTAAAACAGCGTATGTGACCGGGGCCAAGGTTACTGGTACCATGCCCAACAACGGCGCAAAGACTTTGAATGTTGCCAAAAAGGGCGTTTCTATCCCCATTCCTCATGGCTATCATGATGGCAGTGGCGCTGCACAGATTGACCCAACCGAGGCGGCAAAGATTCTCCCTAACAACATCCGTCAGGGCATTTCGATTCTGGGTGTTGAGGGAACCATGTCCGGCACCGAGGGCGCAAAGGCACAGGCCAAGACTGTAACTCCATCGTTCACGCAGCAGGTCATTGCCCCCGACAGCCCCACATACAACTATCTGTCTCAGGTGACTGTGGGCGCTATTCCGGTTAAGTATGCCGACAATCCGCAGGGTGGTCAAACGGTCACGATCGGATAACGGATGGGTCTGCCCCCGAAAAGAGGAGATGCGCAATGGCAAACAACAAAGTACAACTTTCAAATGGAACGATCCTATTGGACGTTTCCAGTGACAGCGTAACACCGGATAAGATGGTATCCGGGACAACCGCCCACAACGCAGCTGGTGAGCGCATTACTGGCACAATTCTCAATGGGGATGAGGTGAGCTACTGATGGCAAAGAAGCTTTACGAAGAAGCTTCCATACAGGACATCGCAGATGCTATCCGCGAAAAAAACGGGTCCACGCTGAAGTACAAAGTTGCTGATATGGCAGATGCTGTGCGGGCGCTTTCTGGGAGTGAAGCATTCGAGTGGCATCAGTGCCCAGAGGCGGTGCGTCATTATCTGGCCAACGTGACCTATGACCCCGGCGATTACAGCACATCTCAAATTGCAAATTATGCCCCCGCAACAGCGATAGTGAGCAATTACAAGCCCATCGGGCAGACGGTTGGCGGCGTTACGTACTACAACGAAGTGCCAAATGTGCTCACGCCATTTGCCTCTGGCGGGAAAGCTGGGACGCTCAAACCGCTGGACGCATTAAGATGGATTCGCACGCGGGACAACTCCGCCGAGGCGTGGAATGTACGCGACCTTGGTGGCTGGGCTTGTGACGGCGGCACGGTGAAATATGGACTGCTGATTCGCGGCGGGCGTATCTCTGCAGCAGACCGGGCGGTGCTGGTTGGCCAGTTCGGTGTGCAGCATGAAATCGACCTCAGAGGCAAAGAGGGACGCGATCCGTCCGACGGTGACGTTGCAACGGAATCCCCGCTTGGTAACGATGTACGGTTTACAATTGCTGACAAGGCGGCGTCCTACGCGCTGACGCCGGTTGCAACGTGGCAGCTCTATCTTCGATGCGTTATCGACGCAGTGACGCATCGTGAGCCGGTATATTTTCACTGCACCGCAGGTGCGGACCGTACAGGCACGCTGGCCTGCGTGCTGGAGGGGCTGCTCGGCATGAGCCAGTCCGACATCGACAAAGACTACGAGTTGACTACCTTTTATTCCGGCTCCGGGACAGACGCACTTGCCCGCCGCCGTAATGAGCCAGAGTGGAAGGGGCTTATCAATGCGATCAACGCCGTTTCCGGAGACACGTTCCGTGACAAATGCGTGCATTTTGCCGTGGGAACGTGCGGAATGTCGATGGCCGACATCAACGCTTACCGCGCGGCTATGATCAATGGGACGCCCGAAGTGTTGCACTGGTATCAATCAATTACAAAAAATCTCACAGGATGCAGTATTAGCAATGGCGCAGCGCAGGTAGACTATGGGGATGCTTATACTGCAGTACTCTCGGCGGATAACGGGAAGACGATCACGTCGGTAGTGATCAAAATGGGCGGCGTTGATATAACGGCCACTGCTTATTCGGCCGGAAGCGGCGCAATCAACATCGCCAATGTAACGGGGGCAATAACGATTACTGCGGCGGCCTCTGCGCCGACTGTACATTACAGTATCACACGCAATCTGATCAACTGCGCATCGTCTAACACGGCGAATACCATTGCCGAGGGTGCAGCTTACACAACGATGCTCTCTCCGACGGGAACATACAAGAAGCTCGGTGCGATCACTGTCACAATGGGTGGAACAGATATTTCCGCGTCGGCGGTGTCCGGGAACACGATCACTATTGCCAAGGTAACGGGCAATATTGTAATTACATGCGCTGCGACCGTTACAAACATCCTTGATACAGTCGGAATCTCTGCAGACACAAGGTTGAGCGCAGGGAGCGGTACGAACAAAGCGCAAGCGGGCTGGGCGACGATTGGCGCAAATATGAACGCTACAAGCTTGATCCACCTGAAAGCTGGCGATACACTTCGTATCAAGGGTGTGAGCCTTCCTGCAGCGAACGATGGGCACAGCATAGCGGTGGCATATAGCGCAACAGCAATGTTTATAAGCGCGGGCTACCTATACAACGGGTATGCATGGAATAATCTTCATTTTACCAGCAGCGGAGACATCGTCACGGTCACAGCATCCGCAGAGCATTACATCCGCGTAAGTCTGATCTGCACTGATGCGTCGGCAGTTATCGCTACCATCAACGAACCGATCCCATGAGGAGGCGCTTAAATGACTGATGAAGAATGGGCTTGAAATCATCCAGGAGAAGGGAAAACAAGGGGGCAACGGAATGAAGATCATCAAGGCATTTACAACCAGAAATAGGTGCTACCAGATTGGTACGCCACTTAAACCACGCGGCATTATGCTACATAGCATTGGGTGCCCTCAACCTAATGCATCCGTCATGGCACAAAGTTACAATCAGTACAGGCCAAATGGCCAATCTGTTTGCGTCCATGCTTTTGTGCAGCGGGATGGCACAGTATACCAGACACTGCCATGGACTGTTCAAGCGTGGCATTGTGGCGGGAGCGCCAACAGCACGCACATCGGTATCGAGATGACCGAGCCTGCATCTATCGTCTACACTGGTCATGGCGCTGAGTGGCGCGATCTTGATCCTACAGCAACCGAAACGCATGTAAAAGGTACTTACGCCGCAGCCGTGCCGCTTTTTGCACAGCTTTGTGACCAGTTTGGCCTTGACCCCTTGGCTGACGGCGTGATTATCAGTCATGCAGAAGGACGTATGCGTGGCGTTGCTAGTCCCCACGCCGATCCCGCACATCTCTGGAGCGCTTTTGGCCTGACGATGGATATGTTCCGACGCGATGTCTACAATGCGATGCACTGCATCAACAACGATAACGATGAGGAGGAAGATGTTATGAGATACAACAGCATTGACGATGTGCCCGGCTGGGCACGTGGCACGATCAAAGAAATGATGAATGAAGGTCTTATCGCCGGGACGGGTGGCGGCAATCTTGATCTGTCCACCGATATGGTGCGAATGTTTTATGTGATGAAGCGCATGGCGGATGCGAATCACAAAACCTATGGCCGTATCGTTGATGGCAAGGTGACTGATGTGCCCGATTGGGCGCTTGATAGCTTGCAGGCATTCGTCAATGATGGTACACTTAGAGGTACTGGGGATGGCAATCTCGCTCTGTCCATGGATATGATGCGGACGCTGGTGATCGTGCACAGAATGCTTGGGGGCCACGCAACTTAATCCTGGGAGGAGAGGTGACCTGTTTTGTCTACAGCCGACTTTTCAAGCAAGACTGTAAAACAACACATGACCCGGAGCACCGGAAAACTGAACCTCAGAGCTGCGGAACAAGAGCGTGTACGGCTTACAGCTGCCCAACAGAAGCAGATTCAGAGGCTGTATGAGAATGCAGCCAAGGAAGTAGCCAAGCAAGCTGAGAAAGCCCCCAGGGTGCCATCAGATGCACTCAGAAAACAGTATCTCAATCAGCTTCAGAATCAGCTCAACAAGGAGCTGGACAAAATCCGAGGTGAGATTGAATCCACTGTTAAGGGCAACATGAAGAAAACAGCTGAGGCTGTTGTAGGAGACAATATTGACTTCTTGAAAGAAGTTGGTATGCCTGTACAGGGTGCTTTCTCCCATGTTCCCGATGAGGTTGTGCGTGCTGTGGCTACAGGACAGCTCTATGAGGGTAAATGGAGCCTGAGCAGGGCACTATGGAAAAACACCAAGAGGACACAGAGAGATGTCCAGAATGTGGTTGCCCAGGGTATTGCTCAGAACAAAAGTGCCTACGACATTGCCAAGGATTTGGAGAAGTATGTTGACCCTTCAGCCAGGAAGGATTGGGGCTGGTCTAAAGTCTATCCGGGAACGGCCAGAAAAGTTGACTATAGTGCTCAAAGACTTGCCCGCACAATGGTTTCACATGCTTATCAACAGAGCTTTGTGAGAACCACACAGAAAAACCCCTTTGTCACAAAATACAAATGGGTGTCCTCAGGAGGCGCACGCACATGCGAGATTTGCGCAGCGCGTGATGGAGTTGAATATTCCAAAACAGATCTCCCGTTGGACCATCCCAATGGTATGTGTACATTCGTGGCTGTTATCGAAGACAGCATGACTGACATAGCAGATAGAATTGTTGACTGGGCACTTGGAGGTTCAGACCCTGAACTGGACACTTTTGCCCGCACTTTGAGAAGTGGAGGATGACTCATATGGATAAGAAAATCATTCCTTTCCCCAACAAGGAACAGGCACCACAGAAATCTGTAACCAAGCTCCCGCTGCCTGATAACAATACGGTTTGTGACCTTTGTCACCACCAGTTTCAGGTCAGCCGGGATACACTCAAGGAAGAGAATGTCACACTTGAGAAAGACGGTCTAACCCATGATGTTGTCCTGACCTATCTGTGTTGCCCTAGCTGCGGCAAAAGATATCCTGTTATCATGGATGATGCGGAAACACTTCCCCTTCTCCATAAACTCAGGGGTTGCATGGTGCGCCGCATGAAGTTTTACGGAAAGCAGAAGCCCATCCCCCAGAAGCTCCAGGAGAAGTATACAAAACTCAATCGGAAATTAGACTTCAAACGTCATCAGTTGGCGGAGAAGTTTAATGGTGCCCTTTACCAGTCTGAGGGTGATACAATTCAGCTGGATTACCGTTACCATGCACGGTGAGCATGGATATTATAAGGAGGAACGAACAATGGCAGATACCACCAACAACCCGATTACACCTACTACACCCCCCACAGAACCCCCCGCACCTTCCACCCCTCCCACTGAGCCCCCGGCTGAGCCTACTTCTGGTAAAACCTACACACAGGAGCAGCTGAACTCCATGATGGCCAACGAGAAGCGCACTGCCCGTCAGGCAATTCTCAAGGAACTGGGGTTTGACATCAAGGATGACAAGAACTTCAAGGATACCATGAAGAACATCAAAACCACCCTTGATGCGAGTAAAACCCAGGCACAGCTGGATGCTGAAGCCAAGGCTGCGGCTGAGACCGCAAAGGATGAGGCTGAGACCAAGGCAGCCAAGCTGGAGATGAAGGTGGCCGCACTGGCTGCTGGAGTCAATCCTGAGTATCTGGATGACATCATCGTTCTGGCTCAGTCCAAGGTTTCCGAAACTATGTCTGTGGAGAAGGTCATGGAGGAATTCAAGACCAAGTATCCGTCTTTTTTCGCAGAAGCTTCTGGTGGTTCCGGCACTGGCCGTTCCAACAATCCACCCCGCAAGCCCCCGACTGGGACTGAAGGCCTGGGCCAGAGACTGGCAAAGGTCAACAAGCCCACAGTCAAAAGCTCATACTTCAAAAACTGACGACACAAGGAGGAAAACATTATGCTCAATCAGTCTGGTATCAAGAAAACTACTGGCGCTGCCCCGGTTCAGATCCTGTTCAATGTGCAGAATCAGATGTCTGTGGGCATCAAGCTGGCCAAGAACTTCACCGGCGCGGTCACCGAGAATGGACGCAAAATCGTGAAGGCTGGCACTCCCCTGAACGGTGACCTGACGGCCCGTGGCACTGCTTTTGTTGCTGCTGCGGACACGACCGCTCCTGCGGTTGGCATCCTGCTCCACGATGTGGATGTAACCGATGCTGATGCAAACGCCACCCTGCTCATCTGGGGTTTCGTGAATCTGTCCCGCGTGGATTCTACCACTGTGGCTTTGATTACGGCAACTCGCAAGACCGAGCTGGCCGGCAAGGTCTGGTTCCTGAAGGACTAAACACACAACTGTAGAAAAGGAGGAAACAATATATGTCGATTTTTGACCTCGTCAAAGCCCCTGAGCTGACTTCCTACTGGGAAGAGCACATTCAGGACATGCCCCCGTATCTGGGTGAGGAGCTGTTCCCCGCCGACAAAAAGCTGGGCCTGAAGCTGGATTGGATCAAGGGCGCCAACGGTCTGCCCGTTGTTCTGAAACCTTCTGCCTTTGACGCTGGCGCTGTTCCCCGTGCCCGCATCGGTTTCGACAAGCTGTCCACTCAGATGCCGTTCTTCAAAGAATCCACCTATGTGGATGAGGAACTGCGCCAGGAGCTGAACATGGTTCTGGAAACCGGCAATCAGGCTTACATTGACGCTGTTGTGCGCCGGGTGTTTGCCGATGAGACCCATCTGCTGGAAGGTGCTCGTGCCCGCCGTGAGGAGATGCGCATGATGGCTCTGACCACCGGTGCTATCGCCATCACTGCCAATGGCCAGGCCTACAATTATGACTATGGCATGCCCGCTGACCACAAGTCTGAGGTGACCACTTCCTGGAGCACCACGACTTCTGACCCCATCGAGGATATGCGCACTGCCATGGACAAGATTGAGGATGACACTGGCATCCGTCCCACCCGTGGCGTCTGCACCCGCAAGACTTGGGGTTATCTGCGCAAGAACGAGAAAATCATCAAGTCCATCTTTGTCCTGTCCAACGGTCAGGTGTCTGCCCTGTCCGATGCCCGCCTGAGCCAGTATCTGATGGATGAGCTGGGTCTGGAGCTGATTGTGTATGGCAAGCGTTACAAAAACGATGCCGGCACTGCTACTCAGTTTGTTCCTGATGACACTGTGGTTCTGTTCCCTGCGGGTAATCTGGGCACCACCTGGTTCGGCACCACCCCGGAGGAATCCGATCTGATGGGTGGCAAGGTGGCCAATGTCTCCATCACTGATGTGGGCGTGGCTGTCGCCACCATCGAAAAGGCTGACCCGGTGAATGTGGAAACCAAGGTGACCATGATTTGCCTGCCTTCCTTTGAGGCTGCGGACAGCGTGTACATCCTGGATGTAATTGCATCCTGAGTAAAGGGGGTACAAGAATATGATCCAGGTCACTAATGGGGCTGTAACCCTCACGGTTACAAAGGGTGCGTTCAAGTCCTTTTATGAACCTAACGGTTTCCATGCCGTAGATGGCGAGGATGGCCACGAGGAGGCCGGGGTGGTAACTACCCACCCCACCCCCGAAACTGGCCACTCCGGTCATTCCTCTCAGCAGGAATTGCGACAGGACACCGATGGCCCGGAGGATGAAGACGAGGAGGAAGAGGAAGACACCGAGGAAAGTGTTGACCTGTCAGAAATCCCCCTGGGTGAGATGAGCTTTGACCAGCTCAATGAGTACGCCGACCAGTTGGAACTGGACCACGATGGCATCCGCTCCAAAAAGGAGCTGCGTGCCATAATCCGGGAACACCTGAAGAAGTAAAGGAGGCAAAATCATGAGCAGCATGGAAGAACTCAAACTTGTGCTCAGAGAGGCTGATGTGCCGTTCTTTACCGATGAACAGCTGCACTTCTACCTCACTGAGAATGGCGGAGATTACAATGCAACAGCATACCAGTGTCTGCTCATCAAAGCTGAGGACACAACCCTCTCCGTTTCCGGTCTCAGCGCCGGAGACAGCTCCAAGTATTTCCGCAGACTTGCGGCAAAGTATCGGCCTCACAACTCTGGCGTGCTACAAGGAGGGTATTGATGTGGATGCTGTATCTTTTCAGCTGAACAAGGTGCGCCGTCTTATCAATACTCAAGGGGCATACTTCAGTTTTCAGAGGCAAGAAACGAATGAGTTTGGTGAGCCCAACGGACAGACCGAATCTGTGGATATTGTAGGGGTGTATCACGAAACTACAAGTTTCTTGTCCAAGACGGCAACTGAATCCACCACAATCCGGCAGAAACCTTCCCCCATGATTTTGTGTCTGTGGGAAGATGCTCAGAAAATCCTACACACTGATGAGCTTTCCTTCAACGGGAAAACCTACAAGGTGGGAGAGGTCAAGAACATTTCTGAGGCCAATATTGTTGGAGACATTTCTCTTGAGGAGGTACAGACGAATGGCCAACGGGTTTCGACTTGATATCAGCAAACTGGCCAACGGTCTCATTGGGGCTCAGGACAAAGCTGATTTGGCCATCCGTATGTATGCCGAACAAGGAGCACGCCAGCTTGAAAACTTTGCAAAAGAAAACCGCCGCTGGACAGATCGAACTGGGCACGCCCGGCAGAGGCTCACTGGATATGTAGGAAAGTCTGAAACGGGCTACAGAATCTACTTGGCCCATGGAGTTGACTATGGTATCTGGTTGGAGCTGGCCAACGAAAAACGATTCAGCATTATTCCCCAGGCAATCGAATACGTGGGAGCATTTGAGATTATGCCTGGGTTTGAAAGACTTATGGAAAGGTTGGGGAAGGTATGAGCCAGTGGCAGAACATCTATAAGCATCTGAAGGCAAGCGGACTGGATGTGTATAGCCCCGGTCAGCACCAGGGTGAGTGCACAAGCCCGTATGTTGTCCTCAAGGATGCAGGCTTGAATCCTCTCTCCAGCTTTTCAAGCTCCCAAGCTCTGTACGATGTCATGTGTTATGTCCCCAAGGACCAATTCAGTACACTTGAGCCCTATGTGGAGAAGGTGAAAGAGGCGATGAAAGGATTGTACCCGGCCATCATCCCGGTTTACTTCCAGACAGCCTCCTTCCTGGATGATACAGTCAAAGGGCACATGATTAGTGTACAGTACAGAAACAATCGTAAAAATTAACAAGGAGGTATATAACAATGACTGTTACTCCCAAAGCAATCACTGAAATCCCGACCATTGATGTAGTCATGGTCATGGTTGAGACTGCCACCAAGTCCTATGCTCTGGACACGGCCTCTCAGATTGGGGTTGAGCCTCAGATTGAAGAAGAAGATGCGGTCAAGCTGGTTATCAAGGGCAAGCTGAAAGCTCAGAAGCCCGCAGTCAGCACTATCACTGGCAACCAGATTACTTTGACCGACAATGTGTTTGCTCCTGAGCTGGTCAAAATCCTGCAGGGTGGCACTATCAAGTACTGGACCAGTGCTGAGAAAACCACTGAAGGCACTGAGGAAACCACTTTTGGTGTAAGTTCCTATATGCCGCCCACTGTCGGCAGCGGAGAGAAGGGTGAGGTGTTCAAGCTCCACGCTTTTTCTGCGCAGTATGACGCCAGTGGCCAGATTGTTCAGTATGAACAGATTACCTACCCCAACTGTCAGGGTGTTCCCGTGGCATTTGGTTCTGAAGACGGAGCTTTCCGTGCTCCTGAGTACACTATCAACTCTGCACCCAAGAAGGATGAGGCCCCGTATGAAATCCACTATGTGCAGACTTTGCCCAGCGTGAGCTGATAACAAGAAGGAGGAAAAGGCAATATGTATAATCAGAATGGGCTGGTTGTCACTCCCATTGATGACCTCGTAAAAGCAAGTCAAGGCACACTTATTGAGCTACCCCCGTTTGTTGAGGGTCAGCCTTTTGTGGCCCGTCTGAAGCGCCCTTCCATTCTGGCCCTTGTCCGGGCTGGTAAAATCCCCAATGCTCTCATCGCCACGGCCAGTGAGCTGTTCTCCAAGGGGAGCTTTGATACTGAAGATGACCAGGCCCTGAGCAATCTGTTCGGTGTCCTGGATGCTATCTGTGAAGCATGCTTTGTTGAGCCCACCTATGCTCAGATGAAGGATGCCGGTGTCACACTCACGGATGACCAGCTAATGTTTGTGTTCAATTATACTCAGAGGGGGGTGACTGCCCTGGGCAGCTTTCGTAGCCAGCTCACGGGTGATGGAACTTCTGAGGATGAGCAGCCTGTACAACAGGACGCCCAGCGAACTTCTGGCTATTGAAGATGAGTACACGGGTTATTGCCTGAATGAAGCCTGTGCATACATCCAAGCAAGAATTGATTCTGGGGACAGTCCCAGATTCAAGACCAAGTACAGGAGCTTCACTGAGATGTATGATAGCTACAAGAGGGGGTGAGCCCAGTGTCCATTAATGTAGGTCAAGCAATAGGGTATTTGGATTTGGATACATCCGGGTTTCAACGGGGTTTCAAGTCCGCTCTGCAAGACCTTCGAGCATTCAATGATAATTCTGCAACTGCGACAACCAAGTTGGGCGCACTTGGCTCAGCATTCCAAAGTGCTGGGTCAGCTATGACCAAAAACCTCACTGTCCCAATTGCTGGCGCAGGTGTCGCAGTTGCAGGTGTAGCAGCCAAATTTGAGAGTGCCATGTCTGAGGTAGCAGCAATCTCTGGTGCATCCGGGGATGAGCTCCAAGCACTGACAGATAAAGCTCAAGAAATGGGTGCAACCACCAAGTTTAGCGCCAGTGAATCCGCTGCGGCCCTGAAATACATGGCAATGGCGGGTTGGGACACCGAGGCTATGTTGAATGGTATCAATGGTGTTATGCAGCTTGCTGCGGCCTCTGGTGAAGATCTCGCCAGCACCTCTGATATTGTTACAGATGCAATGACCGCTTTTGGTCTTTCCGCAGACCAGTCCACCCGTTTCGCTGATGTTCTGGCTCAGACAGCCAACCGTTCCAACACAAGTGTGGCCCTTATGGGCGAAACATTCAAGTATGTAGCCCCTGTTGCTGGTGCTCTGGGGTACAGCATTGAAGATACTTCTGTTGCCATCGGTCTGATGGCCAATTCTGGTATCAAAGGCTCCCAGGCTGGTACATCCTTAAAAAATGTGTTAACCAACCTTGCCAAACCCACCGACCAAGTTCAGTCTTACATGAACAAACTGAACATTTCTTTGACTGACTCAGCTGGGAATGTAAAACCCCTCAATCAGCTCCTCAATGAGATGAGAGATGGGTTCAATGGCTTGACGGAGGCTGAAAAAGCTGAGTATGCGGCAGGTATTGCTGGCAAGGAAGGTATGTCTGGTCTGTTGGCCATCGTCAATTCCTCTCAGACTGACTTCGACAACTTGACGGAAGCAATCAATAACTCCGGTGGAGCAGCCCAGAATGTGGCTGATGTTATGATGGACAACTTGGGAGGTCAGCTAACCATCCTCAAGTCTACCCTGGAAGGTATCGCTATCAGCTTTGGCAACATTCTTCTCCCGACTGTGAAGAAAGTTGTTGAATCACTTCAGGGCTTCTTGACCTGGTTGAATGAGTTAACTGACGGCCAAAAACAGCTGGTTGTAACAATTGCAATGGTTGTAGCAGCCATTGGACCAGTCCTCCTTATTATTGGAAAACTCATAACTGCTGTGACTAACGTCATTAAGGTTGTGAATTTACTGACACCTGCTTTTGCAGCTCTGAATGCTGTTATGGCAGCAAATCCGGTTGGAATCATCATTGTAGCAATTGCAGGGCTGGTAGCCGCTCTGGTTACTCTCTACAACAAAAACGAGACATTCAGGAACTTCGTCAACACGGCCTGGGCTCAAATCAAGGAAGTCATCAGCGGTGTTGTAAATGCCCTTGTAACCTTCTTTACAGCTACCATTCCTGGGGCCATTGACGCTGTAGTTGCTTGGTTCCAAACTCTGGCTGATAACATATCCAACTTCTTTACTGTTGTCATACCTGAGAAAATCAATGCGCTTGTACAATGGTTCACGGGGCTTCCTGAACGGATTGGCTATGCTATTGGCTTTGCGATTGGTACATTGGCGAAGTGGGTTGTGAGCTTGGCTGAAAAAGCCGCAGAAGTTGGCCCCCAGGTCATCGATGCCATTGTAAACTTCTTCAGCCAGTTGCCGGGTAAAATCTGGGATTTCCTTGTTCAGACCGCTACCAACTTTGCAAACTGGGTTGTTCAGGCCAAGGAAACAGCCTTGACTGTAGGCCCTCAAATTATCGACACAGTTGTGAACTTTTTCCTTCAGCTGCCTGAACGAATTTGGAATGCCCTGTTGAATGCAATTGCCAAAATTAAACAGTGGGGTTCAGACATCATAAGTTGGGCTCGAACTGCTATCCCAAATGTCATCCATACAATCATAAGTTTCTTTGAGGAACTTCCCGGAAAGATGCTTGAGATTGGTAAAAACCTTCTGAGAGGCTTGGCTGATGGTATCTCAAGCGCAGTGGGGGCTGTTGTAAACAAGGTCAAGAGTGTTGCTGGAAGTATTCTGAACGGTTTCAAAGATGCGTTTGACATTCATTCTCCATCCAAAGCAACAGCAAAAATGGGCAATATGCTCATGCAGGGCTTGGCAGGGGGTGTGTCAGATTCTTCTAATGTGGTTATGTCTGCAGTCATGGAAATGGCTAGTACGTTAATCACAAAGCTGGAATCTCTTGTGACTCAAGTCACTCAGCTGATGAATTTTGACCTGTATCGAACCTTGACTGGACAAAGTGCTTCCATTATTGCTGTTATGGATAGCCAAAAGGCTGCCTATGATAGAGTTACAGAAAGCATAAAACAACAGATTATAGCACTGCAAGATCTTCAAGCTATTCAAACCGCAGCCTCAGTTGCAAAAACGCTTTCTGTTAGCAACAATGCCCTTTCCCTCGCCAGTGGTAGTAACCCGGCGAAATCCTCTGGAAGCAAACTTCCGGCTTGGGATTCGGCAAGAAGAACAATCCAGCAATCCGGCAACACCTATGTGTTCAACAGCCCTGTTGCTGTTACACCCACGGTTGCCGCAAAGAAGCTCAAACAGACATCCCAACAAATTTCTATGGGTATCACATAAAGGGGGTGAACCATGATTGAATCCTTGGTACTTACAAACACGGTAACTCTCCAGTCCGTGTTATTGGACAAAGATAACAGTTACCTTGTACTTGATGAAGCAGACCTCGGAACTGTAGAAGGGACTCATCACAGCTACAAATACGTGAGTCAAGTAGGGGTTTATATCGACAGTACAACGCTCGAACAAAGGACTGTGGCAATCAGTGGTTGGGTGATTGGAGATACCTATGATGAGCTCAAAGAAAACAAAAAGGCTTTGAACCGTCTGGTGAACCCCCTGCATCCGATTGATGCGGTCGTTCAAGAAAAGTACAAACTGACCTTCAAGCCTGACTACTCTGTAAAGTATTCTGTGTCCTATGAAGAGAACAATGAGGTTTTGTGTAAGTTCCTTATTCAAGGAACTTGTGCTGACCCAATGTTTACCACAAAAGATAAACAGTCTGCTTTGATTGCATCTATTATTCCCAAGTTTCGGTTTCCTTTGGTTATTCCTCAGGACACTGGAATCCTTATGGGGCTGCGTGAACCTTCGTTGTTGGCCACACTCAACAATGGGGGGGATATTGACACCGGGTTGCTTGTTACATTTTCCTGTACAAGCACTGTTACAAACCCCAGCTTGTTGAATGTAGATACAAGAGAATTCATCAAGGTTAACAAGGTTCTGTCCGCTGGTGAACAGATTGTCATTTCTACGGGAAGTGGCGAGAAGTACATCAAAGGAATCGTCAATGGTGTGGAATACAATTATTTCAAGTACATGGATTTTGATTCCACTTGGCTTCAGCTTCATACTGGAAAAAACACCCTCAAGTATGATGCTGATAACAACGTGGCCGGGCTAGAGGTGCTCATTTCCTTCTTGCCCAAGTACCTGGAGGTGCAGTGATGGGGCTTGATTTGTATGTGTTTGACAGCTCCATCACCCCTCTGGGGGTTATTGATGTGGTCACAGGGTTGACTTGGTTGGAAAAGTTCTCTGATGCAGGGAACTTTGAGCTGTGGTGCCCCTTAAATGACCAAAACGCAGAGCTGTTGAAAGAGGACAACTTGTTGTGGATTGGTGGAGAATCCGCTGGTGTCATTGAGTTCAAAGAATTGACCAGTGATGAAGATGGGACCAAGACAATTCACATTCAAGGCCGTTTGGCTGAAAGCTATCTTGATTACAGAACGATTTACCCAACTGTGATTATGACAGGAAGAATCAGTAGCATACTTCGCAAACATGTGAATGACAATCTGATAAACCCAACAGATACAGCCCGGAAAATTCCGTTGATTGAGCTGGCTTCTGACCAAGTTGCTTATGGCCCGTCAGTTTCCTACCAGAAAACAGGTGACACTGTTTTGCTGGAATCCTCAAAACTCTGTGAGGCCAATTCTCTGGGGTTCAGGCTTCAGTTCTTCCCCAGGCAAACCAAATTTGTTTTCCGCGTGTATCAGGGTACAGACAGAACATTAGACCAATCTGAGGTCAACCCGGTGTTGTTCTCCTCTGACCTTGATGACATCCTTGAATCAACCTATTCACACAACAAGTCCGAGCTGAGAAACTTTGCATACGTCGCTGGGGAAGACAGCGGAACATCACGGAAAACTCAAACCGTCGGTTCAACAACAGGACTTTTCCGAAGGGAGCTGTTTGTTGATGCAAGAGATTTGCAGAGTGAGAAAACAGATGGGACCACGATACCAGAAGCTGAGTACAACTCTATGCTGGTTGAGCGTGGAAAAACCTCCTTGGAGGATTACAAGGATATTGAATCATTCTCTGCTACTCTGCGAACATTTGGTGTGACCGGGTATAAGTATGGAGTGGACTTCTTCTTGGGTGACAAAGTCACTGTGTATGACAGCAGATTCAAAGTCAGAGCGAATGCTGTAATCACAGAGGTAATGAAAACCTTTGATGAAGATGGAGAACGACTGGACATCACATTTGGATACGAACAGCCAACCCTTGCAAATAAATTAAGAAGGAGAACATAACAATGGCATACACAAGCGGATTTTTTGATGCTGTAGACCAAGGTGGTGGGAATTATGACCGAGTTTACAGTGCATCATCCTTTGCCCATTACTTCAGTCTGTTGGTGAAAAATGGTGTTTTCCCTGACCCATCTACGGGCATGCAGGTAAAAGCCTCTTCCAACCCGGATATGTACGTGAGCGTTCAGCCGGGAAGTGGATGGATAAACGGGTATTACATTACAGTTAAGGACAATGTCCCGGAGCAGTTAACAGTTCCTACTGCCAACCCCAGTTTGTCCCGTATTGATTCTGTCATTATGGGTTTGAACTATGTTGATCGCAAAATTCAGCTGTATATCAAATCAGGTGCAGTATCAGCCAGCCCGTCTGCGGTTTCTCTTCAAAGGGACAATGACTTGTATGAGCTAGAACTTGCACAGATTACTGTGAGCGCCGGTATGGCAAGCATTTCTCAGTCCAGTATCACTGATATGCGGCAGCATACTTCCCGCTGCGGTATTGTTGCTGGAACAATTGACCAAATTGATACTGAGGACTTGTTTGCGCAGTATAATGCTGCATTCCAAGCTTGGTTTGAAGAAATCAAAAGTAACCTGAGTGGAAACGTCGCCACAAATCTTCAAAATCAAATTACGGCTCTGGGAAAGAACAAAGTAAACGTATCCGACAAGGCCAGTACGGCTCAAGCCCAAGCTGGGACTGATGACACCAAATGGATGACCCCGGCAAAAGTAAAAAGTTGGTGGGAGAACCTTTATAAGACACTTATTTTGCCTATTGCAAAAGGAGGTACTGGTAAATCCTCATGGTCGGAAAATAGACTCATATACCCATCAGCAGCAACAACCCTTGATCAACTCGCATTCCCTTCGCAAGCTGGGGCATTTCTGAAGCAAAACACCTCTGGCGCACCTTATTGGGGTTATTCAAGCGAGGCTGGTAAATACACAGGGCAAGGGAGAACCGGTGCAGATTCTCCAAATACCATCTCATTTGTACACGGAACTCCGAAAGTTGTGTTTATAAAGCAGACGAATCTTGCTGTTGTAAGATGGGGGTTGCTACTTATTACCCCGTCGGCTTCTACGGGGTTTTCCCAGATGGAGGAGGGAACGCTATCAAGCCTGTCTGTTAGCATCTCTGGAAATACGGTATCTTGGTATTATAAGTCAACTGATTCTCATCCGGCCAATCAACTGGATGCCAAGGGGGGTACTTTTGCATATGTAGGGATTTTTTAAGGGGGAATCAAAGAACAGCGACTCAACCGGGAGAGGGCTTTTGGCTCTCCCCCATGTTGTAAAAATTCCTGCTTGACTTCTATCCCCGTTCGGTAGTATAATAGAAAGCGAAAGGAGGGCCTCAGCTAATGGACTACATACTGTTTGTATGTAGCATTGTGGCTTGTTTGATAGGTATTCTCACATTTGTCGTTGGTATGAATGGGCGAGCCAAGGGTGATGGCGTTGTAGTCCAGAAAATCAACCAAGCAATCGAGGGCATTGAGGAGTTGAAATCAGATGTGAAAGGCTTGACTTCAAGCCAACAATCTCTTGCGCTCCTTGTCAACTCTCACGAGGAACAAATTAAAACCTTGTTCAATATGATGCATGCATCTGATGCCAATACACAAGCCCTAATCACTATTATGGAAACCCTAAAACACATAAAGGACAGAGGTGCATAACCATGAAACCAGATACTCCAATCAAGGAACTGGATGCCCTGCACAAAGAGGAGGATGCACTGGACCAGAGCGTGGCACTAAACCGAATTGTTATAACCATGCTTGAATCCAAAAGGCGGGAGGACTTTTGGTTGAGAATTATCCTCATTATCAGCCTCCTGGTCAACATCGCTATTGCAGGAATTTTCACCTGGTATGAGAGTGGGTGGGAATACAATAATACAACCACAACTACAGTCACCCAAGACACAGGAGAGGGCTCAGGCAACAACGTATATCAAGCTGGCGAAAATGCCGACTACATCCAAGGGAATTCTGAGGAGGTAACACCAAATGGCGAGACAAACAGTGACAACTACAAGAACAGTAACCAGGACACGGGCATCCAGCAACAAGAGCAAGGGCGCAACAATGACTCATTCCAGCCCATCGGGTAAAACCCATATTGGTTCTGGTCACCGTGGTGGTCTATCCCGTTGCCCTACTTGCGGGAGGTACAGATCAAAGTGAGGGATGTAAAGATTGAGCATTCATCTTGACACCAGAAGAAAGCTCAAGGACATTCCTGATGTATCCCGGTTTGATGACTTGTTAGAACGGTCAACATTGACTGATGAAGACAAGGAAATCTTACGTTTGCACTATCTCAAGGGAAAAGACTTCCGATACATTGGAGACACCTTGGGTTATGCGGAAGTTACAATCAAGAAGCGACACGCAAAAGCACTTTCCAAACTGAATAAACTCTTTTGAGGAAACCCCTGCACTGCTACGGTGGTGCAGGGGTTTCTTTATCTTTTGTGTATACTTTCGGGATACTTTCTGTATACTTCTGCAACTTGCTGGTATAGTATAATTGAATTGTAAGGGGATGGGCCTTACAATTCAATCACAGGAGGTAAAGCATCATGTATGGTCAACCGACCTACTACCCCAACCCGGCTATGCAGACTGCTCAGCAAAGGCTCCAAATGATGGAATCCCAGTATCCACAGTTTGCTGCCAACCCTGCGATGGGTTATTCTCAGCCTGGGAATTATACACCCAATCCTCAGCAGACAGCTCCCGCTGCGCCTATTCTCAAAGGGCGGCCTGTTTCCAATGAAGAGGAAGCAAATGCTGCTATGATTGATTTTGATGGGTCATTGTTCGTATTCCCGGACAAGGCTCATGGAAAAATCTATACAAAGCAGCTGGGGCTGGATGGCAACATTATCTTCCTGAAATACTCCCTGGAATCCGGGGGACAACCTGGAAATGGGCAGAATCCCAATTCTGCTAGGGTCAGTGGCCAGGATATGAGCGAGTATGTGAAGAAGGATGACCTGAACCAGAAACTGTCAGAAATCCATCAGAGATTCAACGGGCTGGAGCAGAGGTTGTCTGTGAAGAACGGAGGAAACAACGGCAAAGGAGGAAACAAGTAATGGGTTTCAATCCAATGCAGATGATGGGCATGCTTATGAATGGGGGCAAAGGCTTGAACCCTATGAACCTCATGATGAATCAGCTCAACACCAATCCAATGTTTCGACAGGCTCAGCAGATGGCTCAGGGGAAATCCCCAGAGGAACTGAAGCAGACTTGTGAAAACCTTTGTAAACAACGTGGCATCAGCTTTGATGATGCTTGGGCTCAGTTTCAATCCCAGTTCCCTGGGTTGAGATAAATCTATTACAAGGAGGACAACAATATGGGTATGGAATCTGGTAGCGGTCTGTCTGTGGCTGATGCTCTGGCTCTCCAGAACAGAGACAACGATGGCATGTTTGGGGGTGCAGGTGGTACCTGGGTTTGGGTATTCTTCCTGTTCTTCCTGCTTGCCTGGGGTGGCGGCGGCTTCGGTTTTGGCAACAATGCAGCAGCTCAGGGTGCTCTGACCCGTGCTGAGCTGTATGACGGCCTGAACTACAGCCAGCTGGATAACGCTGTGCGCGGCATCCAGAATGGTTTGTGTGATGGCTTCTATGCTCAGAACACTACCATGCTGCAGGGCATGAATGGTATTCAGAACCAGCTGTGCCAGGGCTTCAACGGTGTGAACAGCAACATCGCGGAGAGCCGTTTTGCTGCTCAGCAGTGCTGCTGCGAAACCAACCGAAACATTGATGCGGTGCGCTATGAGAACGCACGCAACACCTGCGACATTGTCAATGCCATCAAGGCGGATGGCGATGCCACCCGTGCTCTGATGACTCAGAACACGATCCAGGAGCTGCGTGACAACCTGCAGGCAGCTCAGCTCCAGCTGGGCAACTTCTCTCAGACGCAGACTATCATCAATGCAGTGCGTCCCTTCCCCATCCCCAGTTATGTCACCTGCAGCCCCTATACTGCAGCGAATGGCTATGGGGTTTGTGGTTGCGGCAACGGCTGCGGCTGCTAACAGCTGAACACTGGCATATATTTATGCCCAACTTGAAGGGGGGAGGGCACATTGCTCTCCCCTTCTGCTATCTATGAAAGGAGCTTTGATATGACTAACCAGTATGCAAAATCTTGTATTCGGGTATACAACAACACCGCTCAGGCTTTCACGGCTGCTCTGACCCCTCTGAACCTGGAAGGAACCCCTGTTGTAAACAGCGGGTGTTCTCTGACCCTGAACACGGCCAGCATCCGCGTTAACAAATCTGGCCTGTATCATCTTTCCGCTGATGTCACCTACACTCCCACTGCTGCGGGTGTAGCCATCCTTCAGCTGTATAAAGATGGGGTTGCCCTTCCCTGCGCTATTGCTCAGCAAACCGTAACAGCTGGGGATGTGTATACCAGCCACATCGAAACTGATCTGTGCTTGACTACCTGCTGCGTGAATCGTCCTGTTATCACCCTGGACATCAGCGGCGTTGCAGGTACGGTGAATCACACTTGTGTGGGAGCTGTGAAACTGGCATGAGCAACCAAGGGGAACAATTCTCAATTCTGGATGCAATAGCAATTGTGTCTTTTCTTGTTGGGTTGGCCAACTATTCTGAGAATGTGGGTCAAAGTCAACTACAAGAAACCGTAAATGAGGCTGTGTTGGACATACACAATCACCTCAAAGAACAAGATGAGAAATTGAACTTTCTCTTGAACAAACTACAAGAAAAGGAGGACTGAAAGTGTCAAAGTCCAAATCCGTATTCATGGATTATGAGCCCAAAAATTGTAAAGATGTCTTCAGTGTCATCAATACAAGACAGATTACCGCCCTCATGTTCCATGATGAGATGGCAGATTTGTTCGACTTCCTGGGACTGAGAGGGTTCAAGCGAATGCATGAATACCAGTACTTTGCTGAATCGGCTGAACATCGTGCGCTCAAAAGGTATTATCTCAATCATCATGGGATGCTTCTTCCCGATGAGGAAATTAACCCTGTTGATGTTGCCCCGGATGACTGGTATCAGTACAATCGAATGGATGTCACCCCGGCTGTTCGCAAACAGACTGTGCAAAGAGCCATGGAGCAATACAAGGAATGGGAATGTGGCACCAAGGAACTGTACGAGAAGTGTGCCGCATACCTGATGGCATGGCAGAAGATTGCAGACTTCAACAAGGTCAATGAGCTGGTAAAGGATGTTGACATGGAGCTCAAACACCTGGAACGGCTGTGCATTGAATTGGAGTCTGTTGAGTACAGTGCAGACTACATCGCTGAACTTCAGGACAGCTACCACAAGAAATACAAGAAAAAGTTCAAAGATATTGGGGTCAGCACTTGTTGAAGCAACCTCAGCTGTTTATGAAGATTGGACCAAACAAGTATGTTCCCGTGGAGCGACCCTGGCCTGACCATGATATCTATGCATGGGATGATTCTCTCCAGCGCATTATCCTCAAAGAAAAGGTTCAGCAGACCCAATAAAGAAGCGCCCCCGGTTTCCGGCTGGGGGCACTTTTCCATCGTAGAATGGCCGCAGTGGTGTTTTAGTTCGGGGGTGGTAGTTATACACCCACCCTCTTTCCGTGAGGAAATAGTCTGAGAGGATTGCCAGACTTTCGTAAATCCGGGCCGGGGGCAGGTTTCTCTCCTACTCCCGGCCCGGTATTTCTGTTAAATCACCCGGCAGCGGGTGAGCTCAGTCTGCATAATGCCCTTGTACTCATTATGCCCTTTGATCGTTCCTTTCAGGGACACGTGATCATTGTCAGAAATCTCATCAGAACTCCCCAGCCACTTTCCAGTTTTCCAGGTGAAAATGGTTCCATCAGGAGCAGTGAGCTTGTACAGATAGGTATATCCAAACTGAGTCTCCCACCCTGTCAGGAGGCGAACACTGAGGTCATGAAGCTCAATGCGGTCACCCTCAGCCCCAACCCATACAGACTTCTCATCAGCTCTGCGAGTAAACTCCTGACGGGCTTTGCGCTCCATCTCACGATTGTAAACTGCAACAGCAGAGCAAATCAAACCAAAATCCCGGCCCTCACAGAACTCTTTGTGGCAAACAGCCTTCAGGTTGGTATTGTACCCAAACTCATCAGCCAGAGAGGGCACCCAAGTCAAAATCTGCTCAACACGCTCCTTATTGCCACGGTGGTCAACATCAAAGCCATCTTCTCTGACTCTTTCTGCCCAGCCAGCCTGCTGGAACATCTGCTCACGGACAATCGTTTGAGTACTGACACCCTCAGAATAGGTCTTGGTGTAGCCATACAGCCGAACAGCTTCAACCGCATACTGAAGGACTTCAGACACAGGGTAATAGGGCTTGAAACCGGGGGTGGGTTGCTCGCCTTTGATGAGCTCATCAAACCAAGACACATAAGCAGTCACGGCTTCAGCAGACAGGCCTTTGGTGAAATCTTTCAGGCAAGTCTTGCCCACCTGCTTGAACTCACCTGTGACGGTATTGCGGATGAGATAGGTGTCCTTGCGGTTGCGCTTGGTGTTGCAGTGGTCACAGCGGGTATCAGCAGTGTAGTAGCTCTCAGGGATCTCAACCTCAGGACGGAAAGAACGGATGATGTTGATGGGCTTGGAGTGCTCAATGGTAGCAATGAACTCCCAATCACTCACACGGGCCGTTCCCGAGACTTCGACAGTAATGAACTTGGCGGTGTGTTTCACTCCGGTTTCCTCATCCCTGACCTGTTTGAAGGTCTCACCCAGTTCTTTGTAAGAGAACTCACAACCATAGGCAACGCACTTCTTCTGAATGCGGGCCAGCTTCTTCTGCAGACGGGGCATATTGTCCTCAAGAATTTCATACAGCATTGTTTGTTCCTCCTTGGTGTCTTCCTTATTTACAGGTCAATCATAACTCCAAATGAATCAAAAGTCAAGCCCTTTTTACAAAAATTTTGAGAAAATTTCAAAAACAAAAGGAACCCTGTCTTTACAGGGTTCCTCTCATGACCAGATCGATGTAATTTTTCTTGTCTTTCCAACATTGTAGTATGTCTTGGTCAACAGTCCTGCCTGTAGACATGGTTGCTACAAAGTGGTAGTACAAACAAGGGCTTTCCTGACCTGGACGGTGTACCCGTTTTCTTGCTTGGTCATACTTCCCCAAAGAATGGTCCAGTGTGTAAAAGATACAGATGTGGGCACGGGTCAAGTCGATGCTTTCAGATCCAGAAGTGTACTGAACCCCCAATATCCGGGTTTTACCTTCCTTCCAGTCCTTCAAGGTATCTTCTGAACCAGATACTTCAGAATACCCACAACCAAGTCTTTCTGCCACTTTGCGTATAGCATACAAATCCTTTTTGAACTTGGCAAAGATGACTATTGGTTCCTCTTCTGGTATACCCTGAAGGAACTTGTACAGGAATGTTCTTCTGTATGTGCTTATCCGCTTCAGTTCTTTTGTTCCATCATCGTACTCCATGGGAAGATACCCACTTGTGACTTGTTGTTTTCGGATAATCATTGACAGCGCGTTGTTGACAGTCATAAAACCATCATCAATCTCAACAGCACCCTCTTTTGCCAGTCCCCTGTACACTTCCTCAGTCTTTTGGTCCATAGGGACTTTGACAACCATACGGGTTGTTTTGGGCAGTTTTACAGTTGACTTCATGTAGAAAGCACAGCTGAACATCTTCTCTCTCAGTCTATCCAGGTTTTTGTATGGTTCCTTCTTGTTCAGCACAGGAAAGCCAACCCTGGAGCTGAGTGCTGTATCTACATTCTGGTATTCCTCACAAAATGCATAGTAGTTGGTACCAAAAATCTCAGGGTCAAGGAATCTGTACTGCGCATAAACATCCATGGGGTTTTCTGCCAACGGAGTGCCCGTGAGCAAGTATCGGTGTGGAACGCTCCTCCCCAACCGGGCAAGAAACCTGGAACATTTGCTACTGGGTGATTTGATTCTATGACTTTCATCGCATATCACGCAGTCAATCCCCAGCTTTTTGTAGAATAGCATCTTGTCCAGGGGTTTTCTCCAAACCGATTCATAGTTACATACGAATATCAAGGGCTTGTCTTTTGGCTGTTTCATAGCCAACTGAAGGGCTTTTTTCTTTCCTTCCCAATTCAACTTATGAAGTGGGATTATATTGCCATACTCCAAACTTGAATGAAGTTTGATTTGAGGGGGCCAAACATCACAGGGTTTTTTCGGAGCCACAACCAACACTCTCTTGAACCCTCTATTGACAATCAAATCAATCATGATCTTGGTCTTGCCACTCCCCGGCTTGGTATATAAGGCAGCCGCATCTCTGGGGTATAGATACTCCAAAGCCCTGAGCTGATGTTCCCAAGGCTTTGTCTCCATTGTAAACCCGTGTATAACCATGAGCTCACCCCCAGTCAGGAATGTCAAACCACGACAAGCAATTATTGGCCTCAGTCTTTTCTTCATAACCAGGGTGTTCTTCCCAGTCCAAAGAAAACAATTTGTAAATCATAGCCATACTGTAGATAACCCCAACAACACACCCGGTATTCTTCCATCGTCTTAACTCAAGCTGTTGTTTTTTACTGGCCTTGTACCTATGGTCAGGTGTTTTTAGCTCCAACTTGAACATTCTCCCCCGGAAGCATCCATTGATATCAGGTCTGCCCGATTGTGAAGCATTTCCTGAGACATTTTCTGCTTTACAACCGGGCAGCTGATTGAGATAATCAAGTACACGGCTTTGAAATGTAGATTCAAGCCCCACTTGTATCCCCCTCTGTAAATATGAATGCGGATTCTCCACAAATCGGACAAACAATATCGTAGTCATTCTCTTGACCACAATTAAGACACACCCGTTTCAGGGTTTTGCCTTGCTTATTGGCTTTCATCAGCCGATAATGCTCATATACTCCTGAAGCGCAACTATCACATAACTCCTGATTGGGTATTGGAGTAGCGAGGGGTATATCCAAGCTGCATCCACGGGTTTGCCTTTTAGGGAGAAGCTTGAGCACCATGAAATCATCCTCGGCAATTTCCGTGCCACAGCAATCACACAACCGTTTTACAGACATCCTGCTCACCCCCATACTAGACGTACCGGGATAAATTCTGACACACCCGGCTGTACAAAAAGGGCTGCGGAGCGGTCATCAATATACATATTGGCGAACACTTTCCGAGTGTCCCCGCCGTAGTATGCCCGAACTTCCGGAAGATTTTCATTCACAGCATCAAAGGTCAAGCCCCGGTATGCACAGAAGTCCACCGCATCCTGGAGCATCGTGTCTGTTCGGCAGCTCCAAAGGATGATCTTCCAACCCGCAGCTTTGTAAGCAGATACAGCTTCCCAAATCACGGGGTTGACTTCCCCAATCTCAGGGAACTTGTTCGCAACCAGCGTTCCATCAAAATCCACCGCAAGGATGGGCGGGAACAGCTCTTTTTCATTGTATTGTGTAGATTCAATCATCGTCTTTGTAAATCCCTTTCCATATGTGTTGATACCCAAACTCTGACCCAGCCTTGGTGGTCTGTAGCAGACTTTCTCAGCAGATGAGGGTATGCGCTACTATACTTGTCCAGAACAAGCTCTCGGAGAATGGTGATGTCCTTGGCGGTTGTCATGGGGAGGTCAATATTGAAGTCCTCCTTGGCCCATTTGGACACAAAATCAGCCATCTCAAACCGCTCTATCCCCATGGTGTCAATGAACTTCAAATACAAGCCCTTGGGGGCATAACAGAGGTGTTCCCAGACCAGCTTGTCTCTGTTCTCATCAAGCACCTTTATCAGAAACTTGATAAGCCCTTCCCGCATAATACCACCCCACCTTCAGTTAGAAGATGCCTGAGGCAACGCTGAAAGGTTTTTCTTGGCTGCTTCGTAGTCTCTGGCGTACATGTGGAGAGAACCAGCATAATGGGTATAATGCCCAATCTCAACACCCAGCTGCATAGCCATCAACATCTGAAGGAAACAGAAGCTGAACATGTCATAGGGTACACCCATCCAAATATCATTGGAACGCATATGAGTAGACATGTTCAGTTTTCCATCCCGGATGAAGAACTGAAGATACACCGTGCAGGGTACATCTTTGGTGGGCTGATTGTTTGCATCCTTGATGTGGATAACGGCTTGACGGCTGCTGGGGGCTTTCCAAAGCAGTTCCTTCACATACTGCCACTGGTCAAAACCAAACTTGTCAAAGATTCTCCAGCCATAGGCAGAATTGTTTGTCTCACCATCATCAGAGATGTCAGCCCACTTCTTGGCAAACTGGGAGATGTCCTTGACCTTGTTGGATCCTGACAGATACCAGGCCAGCTCACCCACAGCATACCGCATAGGCATCTTGCGAATGGGGCTGCTCACGATATTCCGTGTGGGGTCTTCAATATAGAAAACCGCATCACAAATCTCTCCAACCACACCCCCATCTCTGGAATCAGCGGTGTATCCTTCCTCAGCCTGAGCCTGAAGGGCACGGAACCCAGCCAGCCAAGCGTCATTTACAGTCCTTCCTTCAAATACGGTGACCATGTTAAACCTCCTTGATATCAATCCGGATGATGTTCAACACCCGGTATACAGTGATGTTTCCTTTTGTAAGTCTGTCAGCCACACCCTTGGAAATAATGGCCACAGCCTCAGTCAACCAATTGGTATCAATCTTCATTGAATCCTCCTTCTGCTCTCCGCTCAGTCAGTTCCATGATGGCGTAGTTTGCTATGTCCATCAGGGTGTCCTCGATCTTCTCGTCAGACACCTTGCATTCATACCCAGGCTGAATGATGGTGTCTAAACGATTGAGTTTGTCAAACAGCCTCATACATACAAAATTGGGGTATCTTTTTCTGAGCTGAGCGAAGGAATCACCATAGTCAGCGTTCTTTCTCTCATACAAAGCATGCATGCTGTCACACAGCTGCTTATGAATCTGAATCTTGTCCATGCTTATTACCCCCTGTATTTGTTCACGGTCTTGAGAAAAGCTGGCAACATGCTCTTCTTTTTAACCTTGGCGGAATTCACCTTGATAGAGGTGAACCCGGCGTTGGCAAATTCAGCTACATTCCTTGCCACAGTATTCCACTTTCCTGCCACCGCAGCTTCATTGATGGGTTTACCCCCATTGCGCTCATAAACACGGCTCAGTGCCACATCTACGGGTGGGAGAAGGGACACCACGATGACCTTCAGCTGCTTCTTCCCGTAGTAATTCTCAACTTCATGGAACAAGTCAATGTAAGTTGAGCGAATAGTGCTGGCCATAATACCCTCCATGAGCACATCGTACTCAGGAAATCCATCCAGGGCAGCGAACAAAGTCAGCTTGGTAACTGCATTGTTCTTCAGGGTATCCAGTCCACCTGTTTTGTTGAAGTACGTTCCCAAGGCAACCCAGCCATAGGACGGAAAGACGGTGATGGCACTTATTTTCTTCCCGTCACTCCCCATAATCTCGTGTACATACATTTCAGGGTCATCCATCATGGACATGGGAATGGTAGACTTCCCAGCCCCGTTACAACCCCGTACATTGACCAGCACTCTACTCAACCCCAGTCAACCCCTCTCTCAGCCATAGCTTTTTTCTTTCTGGGCGTATTCCATCCCAGTCATGGAACTCTCCAAGAAACCGCTTATCAAACATCTGTTCTCTGAGGTCAAAAGCCCTATCCCAAATGTACTGAAAGTCAGGCAATACATGCTCGTACTCTCTCAGCACACCCAGCTCTCTGTCATGATGAAATCCACCATAACGGGTTGCTTTGAATAAGTTTCTGAAGCTACAGATTTTTCCAATGAATAGGTTGATGTCATTGTCTTGTTCAGGGTAAACCTTTTCAATCTTTCTCTGAACAGTTTCAAGTTTCTTGGTCAGGAACTTTTCTGACACAGGGAGTTTCCCAGTCTTGTCATACTCATTTGCTTCCTCATCACGATAGAAGATATTCAACAACCCGGAAGTGAGATTGCTGCACTTTTTCCAGTTTAACAGGGAGGGCTCAGTCAGTTCTATGCCCAGATACTCACCCAAATACAGGACTGACTCCATAAACAGGTCTGCTGCAAACCTACCTGTGTAGGGGAGGGCAGAAACTGCACTGAATACCCGTCTGTAATCTTCCACAGGATCACCCTGAATTAAGCCTCGCAGCCAAGAGTAGGGTTTACGGTGTGTGGTTCTGATAAAAGCCTCCATCAAGGTTGGAAACCAATCCATATTCTTGGCATACCTTCGGGATGACCCAAAGTCAAGTACAGGTTTAGTTTCCTGCCAAAATCTCTGGCAATAGTCCTTCACTGTTTTTGGGGTCAGGCTTCTCCAATCAAACAGTTCCTGTAGCAGCATACAGGTTATTTCATTGTATGTAGCCGACATATACCAACACATCATGACAGCATCATCACGATCTGGTACCCAGTCAACAATATAGTGCCCCATAACCCGGTAATGGATGCTTGGGACTTCATGTTGATACTCAACAAACTTTCCCAGTCTCCAGTCCCCGCCTGTATCACCCGGTATATGATACAAATCCATGTAAACCTCCAAAATCAGGAGAGGGGGCTGAGGCCCCCTCGTGCCTGTTAGTTAAAACGGTAAATCATATGGGGGCCAGTCGACAGCATTTCAGTCATCGTCCTCTTCCCAATCATCGTCGTCATCGTCCTCATCTTCCGGCTCAGGACGCTTCTTGGACTTCTTGGCAGGAACAGACTTGGAAGCAGCCTTTTTGCCCTTCTTCTTGGGGGCTTCTTCCTCCTCATCGTCCTCATCGTCATCGATGTCTTCATCTTCATCATCGATGTCCTCATCATCTTCGTCCTCACCGGGCTTGATGTAGGAAGAAATCTTGGCCCGCTTCTGGCCATTGTACTCATCATGGATGACATCGATGATACACACCTTGCCTTCCATCTTGTCCAGGTCAAGGGTCAGCTTGCCATTGGACTTCATGCCAGCTGCATCCAGGAAACTTTTCAGCTTCCACAGGGCCTTTTCGGTCAGGGAGAAGGTCTCAAAAACAGTATTCCCCTTGGCGCTGCCCTTGATAACCTCAAACTGTGCCTTGATGCAGTCATCACCACTGCCCTGCACCTCACCCATATCAGCTTTCTTCAGCTTGGCCAGCCACTCTCCTTCGGGGCAGCGGGTGAAGCTTTCAACACCTTCCATGTTGACTTTGACTTTTCTGCTCATTGCTTGGTTCCTCCTGTAGTTGTTAAATTATTCTTCAACCGCGCCAATAATCTCCATGAACTTGTCATAGGTCGGATTGATGATGCGGGAAGGGACTTTGATTGACGGATCAATCTGGAGCTTGGTCCAGTAATAGGGGTTGGGGCCGATGTCGGCCGCATACTTCACCACTTCTTTGGTGCTGTTCCCCTTTGTAATCTCTTTTGTGATTTTGGTCGTATGGATACCATAGTTGGCCATACCCTCCAAATAAGTGCGAGCACCCTTCGACACAGAGGGGCGAATATCCGGGGCAATCTCATCTTCCATGCCTTCGATTGCATCTGTACTTTCGTGACAGGTCAGTACAACAATGTGTCGTTTCGCAATTTTGTGCATAGCCTTGATGACCTCTTCGGTTTCAGTCTTGAGTTCACCCCAAAGCTGCTGTGTCATCTTTTTATTCTTGCTGATTACATTCTGGTCTGTCCACTCATTGACCAGAAGAGAGAAAGTGTCAACGACAACTGTCTTGTACTTCTTGTCTTTGAGCAGCTCCTTTGCGATGTCCTTGAGCTCCTTTACCGTTGTGACTGAAATTGCGCTGATACCTCCTACATGGGCAATGGTATTGGAACCATCATCACCAATTTGAAGGTACAGAAGGGGCTTGGGGAAAGTGGAAGCAACATAGGTTTTTCCGCTGTTCGACTTTCCATACAGCACCCAAAGGTTGCGTTGACCCAATTCCTGGATATCAACTGCTGAATCTAACAGGGCCATTGAAATCCTCCTTGTTTAATCGTCCGAAAACAGAGAACCCAACAGGAGAGTGGAGAGAAGTACACTCAACTTGTCAGTATAGTTTCGGGCATCCGCTCTTTCTTCCTCAGTCAATTTGGACTCAATCTGGTCAAGAAGTGTGGGGACAACTTTTTCCTGCAGTGCCTTTGCAACCGAAATCTGTTCAAGAATATTGGCGTGACCTTTCAGAATCTGACCAACACCAACCGTTCCTTCAGGCATGTCTTCTGTTTTACGGGTATAGACCCCAACAAATAAGTTGGGATGAGTCACAAATCTATCCCCTGTGTTTGGGTCTTCAATTATAACCCTGATGGGCAGCAGAACTTTCTCCTCAGTGTTCTCTTTCTTTGAAGTCTCTACCGATGACATATTGTACATCTCCTCCTGTCATTTCTGTATAGCAAATATCATGGTATGGACACCAGGAACAGTCCCGTGTTACATTCCGGGTTTTGTTCTTTTCTCCAAACCGGATAATCTGCTTTGCTGTGTACAAGAACCCATCCCAAATCACATCTACCATAGCCGGGTCAATATCCAGCTCAACTTGGAAGAAAAACTCAGGAATGTTTGACTTGTACTTCTCACCCTTCTGTACAATCTCTGGGTCAATTATCCCGTGTGCTTTGCAGGCCCTTTTCCAGCTCATGGGTGTAATCTTGGTTGATGCTGCCTCACTGAATCTCTTTGACTTCTCAAGCCAAATCGGCTCAGCTGCGGGTGTTGAACGGATGTAATCCCATTTTACCTTGTCGGGTAAAATACCTCTTAAAAATTGGACTGCTTTCGCATACAAGCACTTTTGTGTGTTCATAACCAAGATGTCCATATTAGGCTTATTGGAAAAAGTTTTGTGTTCACCAACCGTTATGGACTTTACTCCACTGTGCTTCAGCAAATACAGCTCATCAATCTTTCCTACAAATACAATGGGCTCACCCTTGCATGTACCAACATCAAGCTCAAACTCATGTTCTGTTACTTGGGGTTGCCTCACTCCTTTGTACACCCGTTTGTAGTCTTTGAAGATGTTGAACAAATCCTCGATGTAGTTCTCACCCAGCTCTCCCTGCCAGGAAGCAGGCATCGCATAATAGGTGTCCCTGATGGTTTCCTTTGCATCTCTCAGGGCTTCAGGATCATTACGGAGCTCAAGAAGTTTATGGAAGTCTGTTCCAAAATACAACGGGCGTTCAGGCTTCTTCTTCTCCAATCTGCGTACATACCTCAGCCAATGCTGATACGGGCAACGCAAATAGGAACTTTCCCTGGAGTAGCTAATGTGTATCTCACTCACCCCCGTTTATTGTAACTTAATGCCAGGACTGGTTTAGCACCTGGCTGTAGTAGCTTCTCTACCTTGGAGCACTCCAAGGGTACTCCTTCCTCCTGTACTCTTTTGTTCCTTTGCTCTTCGCTGGCGCCTAGACAAGAGCCGGGTATACAGTCCCTTGACTCTGCAGTTTACACGGGCTTGTCACCGTTGACTTCAGCTGGGAGGCTCCTCAGTCAGCCGCATTAAGGGTGGGGCAACAGCCCCTCCCGTATTCAGTTTAGATGGTATGACAATCAGTCATCAACTTCCTCAAACTCATCGTCGTCATCGTCATAATCGTCATCCGCAGCTGCCTTCTTGCCCTTCTTGACAGGCTTCTTGGACTTCTTTGCGGACTTCTTGACAGGGACGGGCTCATCGTCTTCGTCATCGTCTTCATACTCGTCCTCGTCATCCTCAACGGGGGCAGACTTCTTTGCAGGCTTCTTGGCTGCCTTCTTAGACTTCTTGGGAGTCTTGTCCTCATCGTCCTCCTCATCGTCCTCGTCAGCCTCATCCTCAACCTTGGTCTTGGCCTTGGCTACCTTCTTGGTGGACTTGCGCTTGGCACCAGCCGTGGAAGGAGCAACAAAGCTGCCATCATCAGGGATGATGCTGTTGGCATACTTCTCCTTGCCCTCCTCAACATTGACCTGCTTGCCGGTCTTGCGGTCGAACACCATCTCATCACCATTCTTCTTCAGCACAGTGATGGTCTTTTTAGTGGTGCTCGCAACCGGGAACACACCCAGCTTGATACCCGTGAAACCCTTCAGAATAACCTTATCACCCTTGTTCATTTCCAGCATTGTAATACACTCCTTAAAATTTTATTGTGGGAGGGCTTCTGGCGTTCCCTCCTGCTTACATTGGTATCATACCCTATCTTCAATCAAAAGTAAAGGGGTAATTTTAAACTATTTTCACAAGGTTTTGCTCAATTATACCCCAATAGCTCACTATTTCTTCTGATTGCTCACCATATCGTGAATTTTCACAAATTTTAATGCGTTCCCCATGGGCCCCATCCGATGTCTACATCCAAAGGAACCAGAAGCTCAACCCCGAAATCATCCAGCACCTTTGGGTGCTTCATAATCCGTCTGATGGTTTCATCAACATAGTCCTTATCTTCAACTCTACACTCACCAATGATTGAGTCATGAACAGTTGCTCCAATCCAAGCAATGCCTTTGAGCTCCTTATTGATTTGAGTTACTGCAGAAATCAAAAGGTCAGAACCAGAACCCTGAACCGGGGTGTTGATAGCTCTGCGTGCTGCACTGGCTCTCTCCCATTTGTTGGGGGAGTATATGAGAGGGAGGCGGCGAAACCGTCCAAACATATTGGATACACCACCCTGCATTTCACACAAGTCCTCTTGCTCCTTGTGCCAGGGAAGCAGTCTGGAATACTTGGCAAAATACAGGTCACGGATGTGCTTTGCTTCAGCCAGCGTGAATACTTGCCCATAGCTGTCCAAGGCATACTTGACAAACTTCTTTGCCTGCATACCATACAAAAATCCAAAGTTGACTGCTTTTGCCTTGCCTCTTTCTTCCTTGGTGGGCTCTCTCCCGTTGGTAAATAGCTTCGCGGTCTCTGTGTGAATATCACCATCATGTAGATAGATATTCAGCATGGTTTTGTCCTTCGCATAATGTGCCGCAATACGCAACTCCAGCTGAGAATAGTCTGCCTCAAATAAAATCATACCGGGTGCACCACTGAACAGGCCTCTGATGTCCTTTGTCCGGGGGACTTGCTGAAGATTGGGACTATTGCAAGATGTACGTCCTGACACCACATTTGTAAGGTTGAAGTTGGGGTGAATCCGGCTTTCATAACAGTCGTCTTCCCACCGGTTCAAGAACATCTTGTTGCGTGTGGCCGCATCCTTGTACTTCATCAGAAGGTCTGGAAGCTCATACCCCTTCATAGCAAGCTCTTTCAACACATCTGCTGCGGTGGATGGTGCACCCTTCCCGGTCTTATAAATGACTGGCATACCCTCCAAATCAAAGAAAGCATGGGCCACTTGCGCAGAGCTATTCCAGTTGATGTCATAGTGTGATTTCAGTTCTTTGAGCAGTCTCTGTTCTTCCTTGTTATACTTCTTTCTGACCGCCTCCAGCGAATCTAGGTCAAGGTACAGCCCATTCCGTTCAATATCCCGGTATGCTCTGTAGGCAGGTCTCAGAAGCTCTCTGTATATCTTCATAGATCGCTCGCTCATGTTCTGATGGAAGTACTGATACAACTCCCAGGTGTACCGAACATCGCACTTCAGGTATGGTACAATAGTTTCCCGTACACCACCCAGTTTGTCCTTCTTCTTGATATCCCAGTCAGGCACGCCCAGGTATGCTTGAGCCATCTTTTTCAGACCATGCTCTGCAACCAAATCATACGCAGTACCCATAAGCATGACATCCTCGTCAATAGGGATTCTCAGCCCAAGATGATGTTCTATAAATAGGGTATCAAACTTGCCATTTTGGAACACTGTCCGGGCTTTCTCCTTCTTGATGTGTTTAACCACATTCCTGAATTTTCTCAGGTCATCCTCATTGGACGCATCGTATATCAACAACTTGGATATGGGACTGTCAATGTCTTTTGCCAATCCAACACCAATCCAGGTGATTTTATCCTTGTACCGGTTCAGTCCTGTAGTCTCAATATCAATTGTGGCAAAACCATAACTCATATGTTGATCTCCTCAGGCTTCTTGAAGTTTCCTTCTTCATCAAACAGCTCACTATACCAGGCTTCAATGTCTATGCCCTTCCTCTTCAGTTGGTAACGCTCTGGATATGTACTATCCATCTCATAGAACTCCCGCATACGGCGGTGTTCAACAAACACCTCCTTGTAGAACTGTTTCAGGCGTTTCAGTCCCCAGCCATATTTGCTATGGAGTGTCCAGAGGTATATGGTATCCATATCAAGGGTGAATGACTTGTCTGCAGCCAAACACTGTTGATGAATCTCATGCAACATAGCCTGTTCACCAGCCCCCTTCAGGGCCGCATCCTTAATGTCTGAGGGCTTCATCAAATAGACAGGCTCAGCCTTGGGTATTTTCCCCTGACGCTCCAGTTTTCTGCGTTCCCTACGGTTCATTTTTCTCCCTCCTTGGGCTTGAATCCCTTCTTACAGCTGTTGAGCTTATGCAGATACTCTTTCCCATATTTGGTACACTTTCCAATATAAGGGGAGGCTGCAGACATTGATTCCCAATAGGCGCATTCTTCACAGGTTTTACACCCAATTCGCTGTTCCCTCATAGTGAAGAAATCCTCCAGCATGTGTGCTATGGACATAACCTCTTCCCAGGTTGCTTTTCGCTGATTGGGGTTGCCTTTGGATACAACAATACCTTTGTTGGGCTCTTGCTCAATCTTTTCATACAAGATATTGTAAATTGCAACAAAAACCACATCCAGGTCCGTTACCGGCTCATCAATCGGCTTCAGTGTCCCAATTTTTTGTTTCAAGTCTTTCTTCACCATCCTTACAGAAAAACATCGGGTCACGCCTCTTCATATCCTTGCTACAGGCTTGAAATACCTGCGCTTTGAATGAACCCTTCTTCTTATACTTCTTATAGAACTTGCATTTTTTGCAGCGGACAACTCTGTCTATATCCTCAGTATGGAAATCTTTATACAACCATTTGGACATTTTATCCAAAGCATCAGCAATGTCTTCAATTGTAGCTGTTTCCCCGGCTGAGTTGGTAAAACTCTTGCCGGGGTTTTCTTTGGCCATCTTTTTTAAAAGTTTGACGGCCAACCGATATACATCAACTTGTCTCATCGATACCACCTCCAAGGGTATTATACCCGATTTGACTCAATAAGTCAAGCACTAAAATTTTTTCGCGCTGGCCGTTCCTTCTCAGCTCAACTCTGAGACCAGCCTTTGAAGGGGCTGGCTTGATAATATGCCCATTAAGATTACACACCAACCCTTTTTGATTTATGAAGTACACTCCATCATATCCGGGTATGGGTGTCCAACTCCCATCAGACAAGTTTACAGTCAAGTCAATCACCCCTTCTTCAGCCCAATTCCCAGCCACAGGTATTCCCTTGACTTCCCATCTCTTGATTCCTTGAACCCCTGGGAGCGGATATTTCTCATAAAAGAGTGCTTTTTGCTGTTTTCCCGGCCCGTATCCACACAAAACCGGCAGTATGCCTCATATAGTGCATTTTTCTCTACAGACAACCCTGGTCCCAGCTCACAATGTTTAGCAATGAAGGCGTGGATGCTGTCAGAATCCTGCCGCAGTGCCTCCACATACTTGTCACTGGTCGATGTACGAGGGATGTCTTTCACTGGCAGAAGATGAAGCAGGTATGGAATAATCTCAGATACACTCTCCTCACTACATAGGTCATTTACATAGTCATTGTTCAAAAACAACTCATTGTTCATGAACAGAATCCTCATGCGCTTGTAGAATGCATTGGACTTTTCTTCCAGCTGAAGCGGTAACTGGTTGAAACTAAAAATCAACTTACAGAACGGCACAAAGAAAAATGGTTCCTTGCCCTTCTTCTCATGCATAATCTGGTCACCGCCTGTAATCTTCTTCAGGTTTTCAATAGATGACAATGGCAAAGATGAGTTATCTGCACAAGAGTTCAGTAACCTATTGTACAGCTGGGATGGGTAGAACCGCATATTCAGCTCATGCATGCTCAGAGAGGACACATTTTGCTTGCCAACAAGGTTTTCAAAGAATCGAATCAACACAGATTTACCGGTATTGGACTGACCGCAGAGAATCATGAATGTCTTCAACCCGTAGTCCAAGGTGAGACAATAGGCCATGTATTTGAGCAGCATCTTGATGTCCTCTTTGGGCAGGTTGGTTTTCTTGAAAAAGTCATACAGCCGGGTTTCCTTGAATGGCTTATACTCTCCAACCGGGTGCGGAATTTGAAGCGTCTGGAGATACTTGCTGTCATGAGGCAAAAGCTCTCCTCGTTCTATATCCCAAACCCCGTTCTGGAAATTGATAAGGTTTTTGTCATGGTTCAGTTCGGCTGCAGTCCGCTGAAGCCTCACATCATCACAAATCAACCTGAAGCACTCCATGATACGATTTTGTGTGATAAGCGTATCCACAACAATCATATCCTTGATGGTATTCCGGACATGGCTGCTTGCTTCAACATACACGCCATCCCGGTATTGATAGCACTCCCCGCCTAGTACAAAGATGCCCCCTTTGTTCACAAAGTAGTCACAGATAGCCCTATGGTTGATATTTGTGGGGACTCCTTTTGCACTGTAAATCAGATAGGGGTTGTCGAACTGCTTTGATGCCTCATATTTCCTGGTGTTCTCAACAATTTTCTCCAGTTCCTTCTCATCCATAGGGTCAGCGAATATGATACTGTTGATAACATCAGCCATTTCCTCAATCTGCTCATCTGAAGCACCTCTGTTCTTGTAGGCCATAAGGTGAGCAAACAGGGTTGCATTTCTTCCATCCCCATCTTTCAACCCCAACAGGCTTTCTTTGCGGTTCACCATCGGTGTAAACTCAGGTGGCAGCTCTGCAATCTTTCTGCACTTATTGAACCGGCGACCCTCTGACCCAAAAGGCAATATGACATAACCCTTATTGGCACAGCGAAAGTCACATTTCAATCCACAAGGGAGAACCATTCCAACCCGCTGGGGGTATTCCTTATCACATTTGAAATACAGATGAAGCCCTTTTGGAGTCTGAGCCATCAGAGTTTTGAGACCCAGCCTCTTCACCACTTTCATGGCTTCTTCTTTTCCTTCATCTATATCTACAACTATGTAGCCAGACCGCACCCACCAGCCAATCTGTCCCCCAGAGAACAGGTGAGCGTCTGCGGCCTTTTCGTTCACGATGGAGTTGTCCAACCGCTTCTTTCCCATACAACGCACATAGCTGTCTTGACCAATGAGAGAGTCAAACTCGCTCAGCTTCATGCGTCATTCCTCCTCAATCGGCTCAACCAAACCTCCCTGGCACATTTCTGTGATGTGAAGCTGACCAGGAACCTTTCTGTCTACCGTGGTCTGTTCCATGCTGTTAGATGTATTGAGCCATCTTTCCAGACGGGCAACCTTCCCAGCAATCCTGTCCCCAATATCAACCGGAGTCAAACCAAAAATATTGATGACATGGTCAAGTACAATTAGGACATCTGCAACCTCATCTACAGCCTTGTCATGAAGCTCATCCTGAGCCTTTTCCTTGGTCTGGTACCGGGGGTATTTGGAACAGACCGCAGCCAGCTCACACAGTTCTTCCGTAGACACCAGAATTTGGGCAGTGTCCCCATAAGTTTTTCTTGCCCTTGCCAGAACTTCCCGCTGCTTTTTGTTAATGAACCTTGTAACATCCATTGATGAATTCCTCCCAATAACGCATCAAGCGTTTCAGATTTTTCTTTCTTGTTCGACGCTTCTTTCCATGATATGCCAAATAATACACTTTGGAAGGTGATGCAATCTTGAACAGCTTTTTCATCAGCTCCTGTACTACGGGGATAACCAGGCTATTTACAACCTCAGATATAGCCAATACTACAGGCTCAAACGCTTTTACAATAGCATCTCCAATGGCCTGAAAAGCCTCTACCAATTTGGTACAGGTTTCTTCAGTCAATATAGGCGTAACAGGCAGAGTGGGCAGAACTAACTGTTCAGTGTTTTCCATACACTTTTCTCCTTCCTTATATGGGGGTGGGTAGTTTATACCTCCGAACACTTAAAATGGCACCCTGGCCATTCTACTCAGCCGAAACTGGCTCATCTATCACTATTGTCTTCCTTCCAGTCTGAGATATAGGTACAATCCACACCAAAGGCCCTGAACATAACTGCCGTCTGCGGGCTTATATGGGCTGTCCCACCATAGTACACCTTCTTGATACCAGCAGCAATAATGGCTTTGGCACAACCCTCGCATGGGTATCTGGTTACAAAAATGGAAGAACCCTTTACAGGCACACCAGAAGAGGCTGCACTACAAATGGCATCAATCTCGCTGTGAATTGCACGGCAGTCTTCAGGGTTTCTGTGATTCTTGCTATCCTCCCCATATTTTTCCACACGGAGGCATCCACGGGGTGTTTTACACAAGTCAGGCACAGCCCGGTTGGCCCCCATAGCAATAACATTCCCCTCAGCACTCACAATGGCAGAACCCACTGCCACTTTTCTACACCCACTGACTTTGTCAGCATAGGACTGAGCCATATCCAGACAGTCTTTCCGACACAGGCTTTTCAATTTACTCATTATTTTGTATCCTCCATAAATCTTGAAATTTGTGACCAAACAAATTTCACACTCTTT